CCCTTGACACTGGCTTGATGCTGCCAGCGCGTGCCAATCCAGCCACGGGCAGCTTGCACAATGTCACCCCGGCTCGCCATTAGGTGCCACCGTAACGTAAGGTCTTATCGACCCCCGGGACATGCGGGAAGCCGCGGAAGTTGACAAGGTTGTTGAATTTGACCTTGCAGTGATCCGTCGTTTTGTTGCAGCCCTGGACGACCGAGAATTGATCGCCGACCAAAACGTTAAACGGCATGGGCAAAAACAACGTGACGCCGCCAGAGCCCGTATTTGATCGGACCTCCATTTGACGCCCAGTGTTTTGACCCGAGGTCCACGTCAAACGACCTCCAGCATAAACATCTACCGCACCGACCAAAGCAGACGCAACAAACTGCCGGTTATCAGTGACCGACGTGATAGTCCCTGTCCCGGTTACTCCGGCCAGATTGACGCCGCACCTAGAGTCACCCAGGTCAGCATCGCAGGTCGGTAAATAGGTCCGGGTGATGGTCCGCTGTAGCGCGTTCATCAGCCCCCTCACCTCGACCTGCCACGAACCTTTTGATCTAGAGACCTCGCCGAATTGCCCAACGCGTAGGACCATCTCGCCCTGGGTCAGGTCAGAAACATTAACGTGAGACACCCGCACTTGTGCGCCATCCCACAAGCCCGCCTCTAGATCGGCCTCGGTGATATCTGGCCCGCTCAACAGTCCGAGCACGTCAAGGTTATCTGTCGCCAAGTCGGAGGTAGATTCAACTGCTGACGCGCTGGCACCAGTTGCGGCTTTGTAAAGCACGCCGCTATACGAGATATCAATATCCGAGTCCGTGAATCCGAATACCTGTTGATCTCTGCGAGTGACGCGGACTATGGTCCTGATCGTCGTGACCGGCTGTGCGATATGGCTAAGTAGACCAGCAGAAATGCTCTTCACGTTCGCAGCTCGATCAAATTGGTCTGCCAACTGTAGAGCAGTTCATTTTGAGTGCGGTCGATAATCTGTATGCGCGCTTCGTCGGATTCAAAGCGGACCGGGACATCGAACTCCCCCGACCACGTAAGGGCGTCTGTCGGTTGAGGAAAAAATCTAGCCGTCCCTCCAGTTGCAGTGAGTCCAGTGGTTGAGGTGCTAATCGTAATGTTAGCCCCACCCACACCAGTCACCGCATGGCTGCGCCCGTTAAGAACGGTTTCAGCGGTGCCGGTCACACCCTCGATCCATATGCGCCCGCCAAGGGCAAGATTAGGCGCAAAGGCGGTTGCCAGCGTCAGGGCGTGCAATGCGCCGACGGTGTGCGTATTGATTACGCGAGTCTGGTCATTGACAAACGTGATCACGCCTGTCGTTGTGTCAATTGAGATATTGCCGTTCGCCACGCCAACTGTGACCGGCGATCCGTTGCGCAAAACAATGACTGTCCCGGAGACGGGCTTGCGAATTCGGCGAGCCTCTGCAAACGTGCCAGACCCATAACGACGCATGAGCTGGTAGGTTGCTACGCCGTCACCTGTTCCAGGCGTGCCCTGGTCAATTGTGCCTAGGAACGGTTGCAAAACGCCAGCGGTCGATGCAACTCGATAATCAGACCAATCTCTGAACCTAAACCCATAAGCCGCGCCGCGCATCATCCTGAAAAATGCGAGCAGCTCATCCTTTTGCGCCTCGGTTCTTGGGCTGTGGCTAATGTCGTATCGAGCCCTGGCCTGCGACCAGTTGATGTTTCGACTTTCAAATCCGGCGCGGACGGTAATGATGTCGGTGCTGTACCCCGGCCCACCACTGGCTTGCACCGATATCCGTTCCGGGAATCGCGGGGTTTCCATGAAGGTCATGGGTTATCCGTTCCGCCGTCCGGCCATCGACAACTGACGGCCAACGGCCAAGCCAATCTGATTAGCGGTCTGCCTCGTTACGTTTGTCCCGGGAGGCAGATTAACGTTGATGTTCATGGCGCCGCCACCGTTGGGCACAATCTGCCCACTGCTGCGAGGGACAAACAATTCGGGACCACGTTCTCCTACCAGGTAGCCCATGCCAGCAGCCACAGGGCCGCCCATGGCGCGAGCGCCGCCGAAACCGAACGCACCGCCAATGCTGCCAAGAATACCGCTGAGACTCCCGCCGTCGCCAAGAGCCGACCTTAGCGCCTCTGCTAGTGGCTTGACGATCAAAAGTTGCGTGGTCAGCTTGAGGAGGTCTTTTAACAGGGCGTCGAAAAAGCTCTCGATGTCCAGACGGCCCGAGCTAATCGCGTCCCCTAGGCTACTCGCAAACGTAAGAGCAAGCTCTTCGACTCCATTGGTCACTTCCTTTAGACCGCGCGCGCCCTCGCTGTTGAGGCCGAAAATGCGGCTGTAAGCGGCCTCGAATTCTTCGAGGCTGATAGTCCCCTCGAATAGAGCATCGTCAATCAACTGAAGATCGCGCGCCTGCTGCTCGGCAGCGCTGCGGCCGGTAAGATCGGCCAGACGGCGTTCGCGCTCGCTTACGATTCGGGCGATGTCCTGCTCCAGCCTAAAACGCTCACGCAGGACTGCAATGTCTTTTTCGTACTGGTCAAATAATTCCTTGTTGGCGTCTTTGTTTTCTCGCGTGGCCCGAGTGTTTTCTCGCTTGGCCCTTGCGTTTACAAGGACGCCCTCAGCACTTTGCAGCGCGGCGCGGCCTTCGTTGCTGTACTCGCCGGCACCCAATGCCAGCGCCTCGCGCAATTGACGCTGTTTGGCCGCAGCCTCTTGCACCTGATTGTTAAGGTCTTGGAGGATACGGCCGGGCAAAATTTGGCTAAACGCGCGGCCAAAGTCGAGTCGGCGAATAACATCTATCGTATCGTTGAGGACTGGCAACACCCCGCTCGCCAAGGTGTTCTTAAACCGTTCAAGTTTAGCGCCAAGCTCGTCAAACTCTTTTTGCAGTTTGGCTGCTTCGGTTACGGTGTCCTTAGTCAGACCACTAAACCGCTCTAACCCATCGGCGCCTTGATTGAGTAGCGGGATTAACTTCGCACCACTTCGGCCAAACAAGTCAACGGCCAGCGCAGCCTTTGCCGGACCGTCTTCTAGCTGACTAAACCGGCCGGCGAGATCGCGCAGCACGTCATCAACCGGGCGGATAGCACCGCCGGCCGTTTTGACAGCAACGCCAAAGGCCTTGAAAAGCTGCGCCGCCTCTTCGTTTCCGCTTGCGGCCTCACCCAGACGAACATTAAGCCTGGTAATGGCGGTGCCGAACTGCTCAGCGCTAACGCCAGACTCGCGCGCCGCCTGCTGTAAATTGGATAGCTGAACAGCAGTAAGGCCAAGTCCTTGCGCGGCCTCGTCAAGGTCGTCAATAGACGACACCAGCGAACGCAAACCAGCCAAAGCGGCGCCGCCACCGAGACCCGCCACGCCGGCCGACAAGAGGCCGAATGTTCGGACTACGTTATCTACCGATCCGCGGATGCCCTGCAAAACGCGGGTGGCCCTGTCTTCGGCACTAATGACAACTTTGGCTTCAGTGCTGGCCATGGGCGTGCTTTCGGATCACAAGCAAAAGCTCGGTAATGAGATCAAGGTCATCAACGTCATGCAGCTGGCAGTACAGCGGCAGCGCGGTCGGTTGCCAGCCGCCCAGCCAGTGCCAGGCGTGGGCGGCGGCCAGCGCGTCCAGGTGCCAAGGCGCGGGCGCGGCGATCGCATCACCCAGGCCCATGCCTGCAAGTTTTTGCGCCTCGCCGCGGGATCGCTCCCACGTGAGGCGCTCCATCAGTTTTTTGAGGCGGCCTCAATTCGCTCGCGCCGCTTGGCCAGCGCGTCTATAAGTGCCGCGCGCAGCTGATCGGCGTCGGCGGGCTGGGCGTCGAGCAGCCAGGGAACGAGCTCAGGACAAAAGCCGACCACGGCGTGGTCATCAGCGTTGTCCGTGAACGCGGCCTCGGTCACACCGGCCCAGCCGACCATCGCGCGCTCAAGCTGAGCCCGAAAGAACTCCACCATGCCGAGATCGCCCTCGGAACGCTTGGCCGCCGCAATCTCAAGTTCATGCGGCGTGGGCAACTGCAAAACATAGTTTCGGCTGCCGCACGCCACGGTGAACTGGCGCGCGGCCAGAGCGCGCGCCTTGATTCGCTCAATGTCGCTCACGTTGAGTACCGGACCGGCTCAGCCGAGAAGCTGATGTCAATGTTTGCGGTAAGCGGCGCGTTGGCGGCCACGTTGGGCGTGGTCTGCAACGACCAGTAGCCGTTGGCAACGAGGCGACTGTTGTTCGGGAAGATCATCCGCAGCGCCGTGGGGACGGCCGTGCTGGCGGCGGTAGTGACGATGCTGTAGTAGCTCAGCGCCGGATCGTCAAGAACCTGCAACTGAATGGTCTGCGCGCTGCGCGTGGTGGGAATTTGTTTTTGCGTGCGGTCTACGATGGTCGTCACGTCCACGAACTGTTGTTCTCCGCCGCCCGGAGCGATGTTTTGAATCTGCGTAATGTTTGTCCAAGCGGTGATGCGGCGAATACTTCCAGTACCAGCGCCGGCCGCGTAAAGCGACGTGCTGGTCGTATTGATGTTCTCGAACGTGATGTCGTTTGTGGCTACCGTGACTACACGCACGATGCGGCCGTTCAACAAGTCCCACCCGCTGGTTACTTCGAGAAAGTCGCCGACCACAACGCCATGGCCGGCAGCCAGGGTTGCAACCGCCTGCGAGGCATTGCTGATTGCGGTCATGCTGACTGAGGTTCCGTAGGTCGACGCGATGGCGACCACGGTGCCCGTGGAAAGGGTAATTGCCATAATGATGCTCCGTGATGCCGGGTGTAGTCAGACCTTAGAGCAGCGTGCCCGGCGCGTTGCTCGCGGTATAAAGCGGTGGTGAGTTAAAGGTGATGACGGCGCGGCCGATGGGTTGCTCAGCCTCGCCGTCGAACTCAATTTCGGTGCTTTGGTAGGCCAGCAGTATTGGCTTACCTTGTACGGTGAGCGCGACACCGAGCGCCCCTTCGACCTGTTCGCAGATGGTGTCCAGCGTGTTGGCTAGGTTGGCGCCTCGCGCATAGGCCTGCACCTCGACGCTGATGACGCGCGGCACGTAAAGCTCGGCCGCTCCGCCCTCGGTCTCTGCACTGTCGTTAGTGGTGTTGACCACCAGCGCAGGCATGTCCAATTCCCGAAGCGGGTACACCCTCGCGGTATGAACGCGCGTCTGCGTTTGAGCGAGCCCGGTCACTGCGGCGACCACGGCGGCGCGCAGGTCTTGGCGAACGTGGGGCATATCAGGTCTTTTGCAGGATTAGCGTGGTCATGCCAGTACCGTCCGGCTGTATCTCAGCCACGCTGTACTGCGTGCCCTGCATGACCACCGTCTGACCGGGTGCGATGCTGGGCACGTCAGCCGTGCGCACGATGGCCTGCGGGCGAGTGCCGGCAGCAATGTCCAGCACGTCGATATAGGCGTTGTCGGGCACCGCCCACAGGGTCTGCGTGTTGACGGTGATTTGCTCACCGAAGGCCTGCAGGTAGCTCAGGCGGTCTGCATCAGACTCTAGCGGCATGTCGCGTTAGACGATGCCGCCGTGGCCCATCACTTGAGCAGCAGCGAATACAGGGCCGGTCGTGACCGTAGCCACTACGCGCACCCAGCCACGGACAGAGCCGGCCGGAACGACAAGCCGCGCCGTGGAGTTGGCCGTGTTGATCGATGCCGTGGCGACGGCGGGGCTTAGTGCAGCCGCACCCGTACCGCTGCCGTCTGTTGCGTCCTGCACCGACAAGATGACCGAGCCGGTCACCGCGCCGATAGTAATGGGGATGACGATTTGTCCCTCAATCGTCCGCACGTCGACCCATGCGCCGTTATTGGCGCCGGCCGCATAGGAAGCGGGTGACAGGCTCGCGCCGCTGACGGACAGCGCATCACCGATGTAGCTAAGCATGTTTCTTCCCTTTCTTAGCCGGCGATTGCTCGGCAGCTGGTTCAACCTCAGTTTCGGGTTGCGCGGGATCGGAGACGATCTTCGCTTTGGATGTGTGTTCGAGATAGCGGGCGTCAACGAAGGCAATCTTTAGTTCATCGCCAACGGCCAGAATCTCGCCGTGCATGAGGAATGGACGCAAGACGCGGACGGTGACGTCTCGGTGCGGATTGGCCACTGTTTGCATGGAGTCCCCGGCAGTGGACGGGCGAGCCGAAGCCCGCCCGCCCTGTGGTGGATCAGGTCACGTTGTTCGATGCGTAGCTGAACGCACCGGCGTAACGGACACCAACGTCGACCGAGTACATGGCGCGCAGACCGATGATGCCGGCGAGGAAGTTCTCCACCGGGTTCACGGCCAGCTCGAGCACGCCCCACTCACCGACGACCACTTGGGCGAAGTCGCCGAAGAGCAGACGACTCGCCGGCATCTGATTCGACGACATGCCGCGGAAGCCAAGGCACTGGCCGTCGAGCATGTTGCCGATCCACAGCGGCGTGTCGGTGTTCGCAAACCGAGCGCGCTGCATAAGGATGGCCGCAGCGACGGGGTGCGAGACGTATCCGCAACTGGCGGTCAGCGTGTTCGCAAGTGCAAGGTCTTCCTGCGAGTTCAGCAACAGGGCGTAGGTAATCGACGTGCCAACGAATCCGCCAATGCCGGCAGTGTTGATGATGCCGGTCGGTTGACCAGAGGCGCCGCTGCCATTCAAACCAGCAAGGTCAACGGCCAGCGCAACCTGCGCAGCCAAGTCAGCCATGACGATCGACTCGGCAGACGGATCGCTTTGCAGTTGCAGTTGCCGGCTGATCTTCGTGGCCGCGACAACCGTCTTAGGCGTCAACGCCATCTGGCCGAAGGTCTGGTCGGAGTACGCAGCGCCAGTGCCGGACTCCGCGCTCATCCAGTTGGCAGTCGCAGCACCGGTCTGACGCGGGACCGCGACGTTACCGACCAGGCCCGAGAGGCGACGCGCGCCCATGTTGAACAGGACCGAGCGGTTGCGCAGCAAGTCAATGAAAGAGACGTTGGCGGTTTCGACGAGGAAGCCGCCCGCAGAGCCCGGCGTGCTCGTCAGGTCACGCTGAACGCGCTGCGGAACCATCTGCGCTTTGAGCACTTCGGCGGGCACGAAGAAGTTGTTTTCCGCCTGCGCGCCACGGCCCAGCTTGTGCATGACCTGAGAAGCCACGGCCTCGTGGCAACGCTTCTCAAAGCCCGCCTTGGAGAAGTCGCCCGACTGGACCGCGCTAATCATGCGGAACAGCGAGAACTGCGAGACCTCTTTGTCGGTCAGGCCAATGGCCGCGACCTCGGCGGGCTTGTCCTTGCCGCGCTCTTCCAGCACCTTCAGGGCTTCATCGCTGATGGCCTTGAAGTCCTTGCCGCTGGCGATCCAGTGCGAGGCCATGCGAACGTCAAGGCTCATCGCGCGGCACAGGTTTTCAATGGCCGACTTGCGGTCTTTCTCCATTTGAACCGGATCGATTTGCGGGGCTTGCGCGGCTTGCTGACCCGCCGGCGGGGCTTGCACTTCGGTCGTCATATGACGATCCTCCATAGATGCCGCTGGCGCGGCGGGTTGAAAACCTGCATCACGCTGCTCGACGTTGATCGAACAGCGGGTCGTACTCAGTGCCGCAGTGCGCGTGCCTGCTTCGGCGTCGGCGCCTACGGGGACCATAGAAATTTCGAACGGCTGCCACTTCACAGCGCGCAGCACGCGGTAGCCGGTTTCTTTGTCGCGTCCGACCTCGCGCATTTCGAGGATCGAATAGCCGACGGATACGTTGCGGATGATTCCGCTTTCCACGTCGCGCCAGTAGGGCTGCACGTCGTCACGCTCGGAAAAGCGAAGCTCGGCGTAGCCCTTTCCGTCCTGGAGCCATGCGCGCTCGACTACACCGAGCACGCTGTCAAGGCGGCTGCTGTCGTGCGTGTTGAGCACCGGAGCGCCGGACATGAGGCGAGCCATGTCAACGGCGCCCGATGACATATCCAACTCTTCAATGAAGTGCTCATCCTCCCACCAGTCATAGCGCCGCACGCGCGCGCCGGCCGACCACATGACCGTGACCGTGCGGGAGTCCGCCTTAATGGACTGGACGGGCGCAAGGCGCCGCTGCTGCGGCATGTCAACAAGGCGGGTTGCTCGCTGGTCCATAGGCTTACCTCCTAATTGCGATGACCCGCTGTTGCGGGCTGGAATCTTCGGCGTCGTCATCCTCGTCATCTTCGGGCGAGTCGTCGGGCTCTTCAGGCTGAGCAGAAACCCCAACGGCAGGCGCCCCGACCATTGCCGGGTCCGTATCAAACTGGAGGCCGTGTTCTTGCATCATCTCTAGCTCGTGCTCGCGTTGCTCGAGCACGTCTTCAATATCGTCCCCTGCGCCGGTCTGCTCAATCACTTTGGTCACGGTCGTAAATCCAGCCTTAACCGCTTCTTTGTACGCGGTGACTTCCTTAGTTGGGTCCACCCAAGTCCAGCCGCGCAGCTTCCAGCGAACCGACTGATAGCGGTCGGGATCGGCGAAGAACTGCTCGGCGCCAAGTCCGGGGATCGCCCCGGTAAGCACGGCGCGCTGCATGAATACACTGTGCAGAGGTTCTCGGAAACTGCGCACCCACCACTGTTGAAGGACGCGCCAAAGGTCGCGGTCATCGAGCAACGCAAGCCGGCTGCTTGAGTAGTTGCTCTGAGAGTAATCGCGGCTTAGAGACTCATAGCTCACACCGACGGCAGCGGCAACTTCTCGGAGCATGTAGCGCATGAACGCATCAAGCGCGGAGTTGGGCCGGTTGGGTGTGTGGAAGTTGAACTTTTCGCCAGGCGATAGCTTTTGAATGATCCCAGCTTCCATGTCGTAATGCTGCTGGCCGTCCTCTTGCTCTGTCGCTCCTAGCGGGTTTTCGTCCGTGCTCTCGATGGTCCCGAAATAGTTGGCAGAGGCCCGCGCCGCCGTTAGCTCAGCGCCGGAGTACTCGTCCATGTCGTGTAGTTTCCGAATGGCCGCGTGCATCCAGGGCTCGCCCCGAGTTTGCGGCCACCGATCCGTGAGTTTTAGGTGCAGGATCTGATCGGCCGGCACCCGGACAAACCGTTGCGAATTCAGCGGGACGCCGCGCAAGTCCCCGGGATGCCCCTCACGGATCCAATAGGCAATGGGCCTAAAGTATTCGTCCTGCTCAACACCCATGCGGACATTCGACGGGACGGCACCTCCAGGCGTGGTGTACTCGTCTGCAAGGCGTTCAGCCTCGATGATCTCAAGCGCCAGCGGGATACGCGATCCGGGCATGGCGCGGTTGTGCAGCCGGATGATGACTTCGCCAGCCTCGAACACTTGGCCCATCGCCATGCGCTCGATGTCGTGGAAGTGCAAGACGCCGCCGATATGGCATAGAGCGCCGCGCGACCACGTGCGGAATGAGGATTCGATGGCGTCATTTAGCGGGGCGCGCTTGTTGCCTCTAGTACTGGCAACCGTGGCTTGTAAGCCAACACCCGCCCCGACTACGTTGTTAACCACCAGAATCTTGGCTCGCTTTGCATACCCGGCATCGCGCACAAGTTGTCGGCTGCGTGCTCGCAGTTGAGTAAGACTGAGCGATAGCTCTGCATCCGCGCTGCTGTTTTGAATGCCGGCAAAGCCCCCGGTGAGACGCGAGCTTTTCGCGGCGCCGTACATGCGCACGCCGGCCTTGGGGCTGCGCGGGGCGATCATGCGAGCAAGACTTTGTCGAATTCGTTGCAGCATCAGCGGTACCCCACGAGGATGCGCCGGGTGATCCCGCGCTCCTTGTTGACTTCACCCTCGAAATGCGACCGCAGCGCAAGCAATTCAGCCACGGTCATGCGCTTGAGGCTGCGACCGGCAATGCTGTATTCCATCTGGTCAACCGTGGCGCGGTTGGCTAGTACGGCGTCAATGGCCGCCAACGCGATTTCCGCCTGGCTTCGGGTATCAACACCAGCCGCCAGGGTTGCGCTGGCCGGTTTGATCTCCAACCGTCCCCGGGCCAGCGTGTAGCGCTCGCCGGTTCCGTTTTCGACGTAGGCAGTCCAGCTATATGCCCCCGCCACCCATGCGGCAGACGATGACGCCGTGACAACGACTCGATGGTTTGTCCCGCTTGCCGAGCCAGTTAGATCGATAGCAGTGCCGGTAGTCGGGGTAAGCCGATATTTAAGCGTCCACGTTGACGCCGGGTAGTCGTTGACCGTGGTCGTAAAGTCAAGGGTATCGCCTGCGTAGAGGATGTTTTGCAATTGCATTTTGCCCTCTACTTAATCGTTTTCTTTCCAATTCGAGACCTGTTGCTTAGGCTCGATGCACCGATTCTGGTGCTGCTGTCTAGGATGGTTCCGCCAATTCGGGAGCGGCCCAGGTTGCTTAGTTGAGCCACTACCGCACTTCCCGCCAGCAGGGACACAACAACCGCAACGAGGGCGCCGGCCGCCACCACAGCGCCAGATCCACCGCTTGCCGCGCCCGTAATGAGACTGGCAGTGGCAGTAAGCGTGACGCCTAGGGCATTGGCCGCCCCTGAAGCGGTGCCAGTAATCAGGCTTGCAGCGGCCGATACGGTGGCCCCGGCCGCCGAGGCTGCGCCGCCTGCGCTGGCGGTACCAGCTATTAGGCTGGCGACCGCGCTAAGCGTGACTCCACTGACTTCCGAAGCACCAGCGGCCGTGCCGACTACGAGACTCGCTACGCCCGTTAGGGTGACGCCGGCCGCTGTGCTGCCGCCCGCTGGCTGGTTGAGCAGCAGCAGCATAGGTTACGGCGTCAAGTTGAATGTCAGCGTGCTAGTGTTTTCGACGGCGTCGTCGACGCGGCTGACGAGCTCGGCCGGCTGGTTGAACACCGACGGCTGATGCACGGTGACCTTGATGTCTGCCGGCGCCACGACGGCGACGTTCGGCAGGTAGCCGTTGCCGATGACCACGGTGACGCCCTCGTCGTCGGTCGAGCCTTGCGCGCTCTCGACGTTGAGGATGCCGAACGGCGTGCCGCCGGTGGTGCCGTGCTCGTCGTCGCGCACGTAGACCTCGATGGTGACTGGTTTGGTTGCCATGGTGATGCTCCTATGCGTAAGTTACAAAGCCGGTCACGTCGTTGAGCGTGACTCCGGTGTTGTCGGTGAGGCCGCGCGCGCCGGTGATCGCCACACTCATCGCAGTGCCGAACGAAATGCCGCCCTCGCCCATGGAGACGCTGACCACGGCCTTGTTGAGCGGCAGCATGATGTCAAGCACTGCCGACGTGGTGCCCATGACGACGGAACCGGCCGCAGTGTTGAACACCTTGAGGAAGCGGTCAGTGGTCGCGTTTGCGTTGACGCCGTAGACCTTGAGAAAGCGGCCGGCCGAACTCTTGAGCGCCTGCGCCGCCGGCGTGGCCGGGCAGTTGAGATTGACTGGCGTGGCCGCACCCGTCGAGCTGCCGCGATACTGAACGCCGACGTCGCCGATGGCGTTTGTCCCCGCCGCAACCGAACCAGTGCCGATGTTGGCGGTGACCGTGCCAGACACAGGTTGAGTCGGACCCGCAACGGTCAGCGCGACTGGAATCGGCGTGCTGGCGCCCATCTGCCGCGCGCCGGCCAGGTACACCGGCAGGTTGACCGTGTCTTCGACGGAGACAAACCCCAGGGTCCAGTTTGTGTTGCTGGCCGGGTTGGTCGTGCCGTTGAAGCACCACAAATACACGTACAGCTCGACTTCTTGGTCTGGGATGTTCGCCCATCTGTGCGCGCGATTCGTGACCGCTGGCGCCGTGGCTGACGCGATTAGAGCATCTTGGAAATAGATGCTCCGACCGTCGACCTGCGTCTGCGCCATGTGTCCGGCCGATGCGGTCGTATTGATCGTCGCGCTGGTGTCGCCCGATGCGTACCCGTAGCGCTGCGCGTCAACCGACGCGGCCGTCGCAGTGGTGCCCGTGTAGAGCCATCGGATATAACTCCAACCGAAAAGATCAACCGTACACGATCCCGACGCGGGCCAGCCAGCCACTGTGAAGTTGATCGTGTCAACGTTGGGAATTGAGGCAATCGCGTAGCGCCCGGGAACACCGTTTGCGCCAGTGATCGCACCCACGAACATTGACTGGCCCACGTTGTCGGCAGTCAGTCCGTGCGCGGTCACGGTGACGCTGATGCTTGTGGCGCTGTTGATCGTGCATGACGCGCCCTCGGCGAACATGTCCGCCAGCAGCACCGCGAAGTTGGTGTTGGCAATGCGCTGCGAGGCAATCAACTGATGCCGGTGGATGAGCGCCCCATTGAATGAGCGATCAGAGCGCGCGAGGAATTCGGAGTTAGCTGTCGTGCCGCCGCCGACGACCAGATTGCCGTTCGACTGCGTGACGGTTATGCCCGTGCCAAGACGGCGCTGGGTCATGCCGGGCGCATTAAGCCCCGCTGCGCTGGCGCGCGTGAAAGACACGCTCCACGTGTCCTGTGGCGTGTTACGCACCACAAGCCCAGCCGTACCGGCATCGGCATTGATCGCCAGTACACGCGCGTGCACAGTGCTGTCGGCCAGGCCGTCGCTGAGCTTATAACGCTGGTAGTGCGCGTTGTTCGGAGCCGTGCCGATTTCGTCGGTAGCGACCGGCTCGCCGCTGCCCGGCAGAATAACGTTGTCGGCCATGTTAGTTCTGGATCCGCAGCGTGGAGGCGTTCAGCGTGAACGTGGCCGCAGTGCTGCTCACGTCGCTGCCAAAGTCGTTGACCATGATCAGTTCGTCTGCCGTAGCCGCGCCGCCTCTTCGTTTGTAGTACACAGCTTTTCGTGCAGTGATCGTGCTAGAAGCCCAGCTTGCACTTCCCAAGCTCACGTCTAGGCGATCATTCGCCGTGTCCTTAGTCACGGTGACGGTGACGGATTGACCTCCCGCCGTGTAGCCGGTGCCGGTGACTTCGTTTGTCACGTCGGACCGCTTTAGGTGCGTGTCCTTGTTCTCGGCATAGGCCGACGTGGTCAGCATGACCCAGAAGGTGTCGGTGTCGAGATCAATGGCGCCACGCGCTAGATCCTCGAAGAAGCTGGTGTAGATCAAGCTGGCCATGGTCTACCTCGAAAAGCGGCCGACAATGCGCGGGCCGCGACGTGATGCGGGTGGTGCAGGCGC